TTAGACTTCCGACGAGAGTCGGGAAACGGTTCCAGGAACGGTTTCGCTGACCTCCGCAAGATCCTCGACGGATTCTGGCCGCTTGGTTTGCGCCAGAATAAGCTGCGTCTGCACACGATCGGATTCGATGGCCGCAATCTGCCGTGAAAAGATGATGAACCAGCCCAGAAACATCATGCCGGCAAGAGCCTCGACGTTCGTCAACGTGTTACGCCCCGCCAACCACTGGAACCCGGCAAGAGCCCCGATCACGATAGCTAGGTCTGAAATCACATATACTACTTTTGAAAGCTGCGGGGCCAGCCAAGGCAGCGCGATCATCAGCACGCTCATCAGGCAGGGAAGACCGCGGGCGAATACGTTGTGCAGAATCGGATGCGGCGTGTAACGGAACATGCCGATGCCGATGAAGGCGATGCCTGCGAGCGTCAGCATGGTCGATAGCAGAAGAATCCGCGCCTTGAAGTGTTTGGGAGCTTCTTTTTCATCGCTTGCAGACAGATACTGCATCTGCAGACGGTGCGTGGTGATGAGCTCCGAAATCGCGAAATAGCTGATGATGACGATGCAGACGCCGGCCAACATCAATGTCGAATTGAACATACGAGCAGCAAAAGTGGTTCGATCGCCCAATTGGGAGAAATTGTTGTTGTACCAGTATGGATCATCGGACGTCAATCCTGCGATGCTGACACCGGAAACCACGAAGAACGGCAACAAGGATGCGATGGTCTTGGCATTCATGAGTTCCGCCTGTACGAACGTGACATAGCCTACGACCCCCGAGATCGCGGCGCAGAGCGCAGTCAGATAGCCTTTTAACGTGCGCAACCCCATCATGTTGCTGGCAATGGAAAGCAGCATGAACGCCGTGACGAAAATGGTCGACGCGTAGACCACGGACAAAGCGAGTATCTCGAAGATACGGCGAATAGGAATGGTCCAGCCATGTTTCAACGTCATCGACCTGGAGTTGCGCGCATACCCCAAGGTGAACGAGATGACTCCACATCCCGCGGTGATTCCGGCACACACGGTGAACAGGCGTTGGGTGACACGCCAGATGGCGGGAGCGAATTGCAGATATAGGTCCATGGCGATCCATGCAAGAGTGGCGCATGCCATGAAGGAAATGATGCCTGAAGCCTCGGCTTGCTGATGACGTCCCATGCGCGTTCCCTCCAGTATTTGCCATTCTAGCCTGTCGTTGTCCTACCATACGCTACAATGGAAACTCGTGTTCACCTGCCACGTGCGGGAGTGCATGAACGGGCTGTAGCGCAGTTTGGTAGCGCGTCTGCTTTGGGAGCAGAATGTCGCAGGTTCAAATCCTGTCAGCCCGACCGGAAGCCTTGGAAACATTACGTTTCCAAGGCTTTATTTTTTCTTGGCCGTAGGCTATCGACACGATTCGACACGATGACCGCGCAACCTCCGCGTCTAGACGGTCTTCAACTGTTCAGCGCGCAGCTCGCCAATCGCGTCCGCCACATCGTCCAATCGTTCCGGCCAGAGAGCCGTGTATGTGTTCAGCGTGATGCTGGGTGAGGAGTGGCCGAGCTGCATCTGTAGGGTCTTCACGTCCGCGCCTTGAGCAATTGCAAAGCTCGCATAGCTATGCCTCAAACTATGGATGGTCACGCCCTCGTCCTCCATGCCGGCCAGTCGGACGGCCTTTCGCCAGACACGCGTCCGCCACGTGTTCGTCCACAGGTTCCCGCCTCTTGCCGCGCGGAACAGCCAGTCGTCGTCGCCCATGCCCTCCATCTGCCGTTCGATGGACGGTATGAGGAATCTGGGTATGGCGATGCTGCGCGGTTTGCCGTTCTTCGGCGTGCCCAGCACAAGCCTGCCTTTGCCGTCGTCGGTCCAAGTGCGGCGGATGCGCGCCCTGCGTGATTCCACATCCACGTCGCCGCATTTGAGTGCCAGCGTCTCGCCAATGCGGGCACCGGTGTATGCCTGCCAGCGGACGATCAGCCCGTCTACCGGCCGTCCTGCCCGTTCGGCCATGCCGGCCAGCAACTCCACCTCCTCGACGGTAAGGAACACCATGTCGTCATCGGATTGCGTGATGCGCGGCACGGTGACCTTTTCAATGGGGTTCTCTCCGATCCAGCCGTGCTCCAAAGCGAATTCCATGACACCGCCCATGACGACCTTGACGATGTTGCGGATGCTGCGTGGACTCAATGGCTTCGATTCGCGATCGTCCTGCAGTTCGGCGGGATACCCGCCTTCGGTGAGCTGCGTGACCCACTGTTGCAGTTCGTCGCGTTGGATTTCCCTCAGTGTGCGATCGCCCCACTTGGGGTTGATATAAACGCGCAATTCGCGGCGGTATCTGCCCAAAGTGCCCTGTTTGATATCCATCTTGCCGTCCGTCCATTCGGAGGCAACGTCCCGGAAGATGCGTAGTTCCTGCTGCGGGTCGCGGTATTTGCCGCGTCTGATGTCGTCCTCGATGGCCGCTGCGTATTCCTCCGCGTCACGGAGCTTGGCGAAGTTCCGTGATTTCTGGACGCGTTTGCCGTCTCGGAGCGTGTACCAGCGGCATCTCCACCGTGAACCTTGGCCGTACAGCGCGGACCGCCATTTGTCGGGCACATTGGCTTTCATCGGATCCTTCGCATTGGCCAGCGACTGTTTCGCGGCCCTGCTGGGCGGGTTGCCGTCCTCGTCGTTTTTGAGCCATCTGTCGTCTACGAACGCTCTGGCCATGGTCGTCTCTTTCCAAGGATCCGCGCTACACTGTGCGTGGAACCTCATTTTGGTGAAAACGGAAATGCTGATTGTTGGTTCCTTGGGTTCCGTCCGACTGTGTTCGGGCGGAACCCTTTTTGTTTCCCGTCGCGGTATGTGGACGCTGAGCTTCTTTTATTGCACGCACACGTCGGAATCGTAGAGCAGCTGCCGGTAGTCGGACAATACCTGTACGGTCACGCCCAATTCCACGGCCATCATCCACGTGTTACCTTCGTACACTTCCTCGGCCATGCCGTAATCCACCGGCGAGATCAACGCCAACGCGGTCTCCCTGCGGCAACGGCGCTCGCACTTCAACCCATACTGCGTGCCGCATCCCGAATCGTGGTGTTTCGCGTGGATGAGCTCATGGCAGAGGGTGCAGCGGCGCTGGAATCCGGCCAGTCGTTCGTCGAGGATGATGAGGCGGAGCGGGGCGTAGTAGATCCCGCACCTGTCTCCGGCCAGCCGACGTTCCTCCACGCGCACTCCCAACGTCTTCGCCCAGGACGTCAATGTGGCGTCGTTCACCGTCCAGTTCCGTCCAATCCCTTGGCGAACCTGTCGAAATCGCTTTCTCGTGCCGCATCCCACTTGTGGAACTCGTCGAGGGCCTTGCGTCTCATCTGCTCGTGTCCACGGTTGCCTTTGCCTTCCAGCAACGGCATGCCCGACAGGGAGATGTACTGGTCGATCAGCGTGGCGCATTCCTCCATGCTGGTGAGGGTGTGGTTCAGTACTCGTGCCTCCACGAGGTCCAGCAGACCGGTGGTGAGCGTGTTCAACGCCTTCATCTCGCGTTCGTTCAGATAGTTCTTTGCCACGGTCACGTCCGTGGACCGTGGATGTCCTTTCGGAGCGCCCTTCCAAGTAGTCAATCCCATGTTCGGCTTGCCGGCGTCCACACGATCCATGACGATTTCGGCGGCGGTCTGATGGGTGACGGCGTAGTGCATCTTGTTCTGGCAGCTGGCGAAGAAGTCCCTAGCCGTCTGCGAGTTCGGGTCATAGTCGTAGCTGACCTCGCTGAACAGGTCGGTGACCTTCTGCCAGAACCGACGCTCGCTGGTGCGGATGTCGCGGATGCGGTCGAGCAGTTCCTCGAAATAGTCGTCTCCGAACGGTCTGCCGTTCTTGAGCATGTCGTCGTTGAGGGCGAATCCCTTGACGATGTATTCGCGTAGGATGCCGGTGGCCCATTGGCGGAATTGTGTGGCCTGTCTGCTGTTGACGCGGTATCCGACGGCGATGATTGCGTCGAGATTGTAGAAAGAGATTTCTCTTGATACCTGGCGAGAACCTTCTTGTCGAACTATTCGAGATTTCCGAATGGTTGACGTCTCTGTCAGTTCGCCGGATGAGAAGATGTTTTTCAGATGCTCGTTGATGGTCGGCACGGTAACATTGAACAATTCTGCCATTTTCTGCTGTGTGAGCCAGAACGTCTCCCGCCAGTACGTGACTTCGACTGGTACGTTGCGCCCGTCCTCTTGGTAGAGGATTATCCGGCCTTCCTGTGGTTCGTCCGCCATGCTTGTCTCCTTCCGATTCCACAACCATCTTGTTGACGTTAACAAAATGGTCTGTTGTTGATGTTTCCAACGGTTTTGAACTATTCGGTTATTTCTAATAGTTCAATCCGCGTATGACGCGCGCAGACCCAGTTCCTTGGAGCTCCCGCCTTGAGCGGCTTGCTGAGCCTATCGCTCACTGCTTGGCGGTCTTCACCACTGTGGTGGTGCCCATCGCGGTGGTCTCCCAGCTGACGCCGTCCGCCTTGGTGTAGGTGAAGTCCTTGGTGGCGTCCTGCGAGCCGAGCAGGGACGCCTGCATCGCCGCGGTGTCTCCCTGGCTCGTCCACTTCCAGTCACCGGCCTTGTCCGGCGCATTGTAGGAGCCCTTCCAGTACAGGCTCTTCGTATCGCCGTTGTCGCTGACCCACTGGACGGTGATCGTGTCGGCCGTTATCTCGGCTTCCATCCAGGAATCCGTGCTGCCGGAGTTGGTCTGCTTCCATGTGCCGGTCAGATCCGCAGGCTGTTCTACCGGCTTCTTCTCTGCCGGCTTCTTCGTCGTCTGCGATTGGCTCGTGCTGCCGGCGTCGGCGGTTTTGGCGTCACTGGCGTTGCCGCATGCGCCAAGCCCGAGAATGAGCAGACCGGCGACGGCCGTTGCGATTGTCTTCCTGTACATGGTTTCCTTCTTTCCCTAGTTGATTTGCATCAAAAAAATCTAGTCTCTTGGCGTCTCCGCCTCAAGCATCTTGTTCGGATCGTCATTGGCGGCAGTGACGTAATCCTCCGGATGCGCGGCGATGCGATCCACCAGGTCATCGGTGATCTTTTGGCGCTCGCGGGCCTCGTAGGCGCGGGCGGCCTCGCTGGAGATTGACCCACAGGCTGCCGCGACCAGTGAAAGAGCGTCCGGAAGCCCAAAGAGTGGAGCGAGTCTGTCTAACTCGCTAATTGCCCAACTTCTTTTACCGAGTACTCGGTCGCTGACATAACCTTTTGATCGTCCTTCAAGAGCCTTGGAGAGGTCGGCCTGGGTAATGCCATTGGCTTCCATTGCTTGGCTGATATATTTGCAAATCACCAGATCGGTGCGTGTTGTGCTGCTATCCATAGCGATGACTGTATTCGAATTTTCGGGAAGTTACATCTTTACACCGTTCGGCGTGTCGAATTTGCCATACCGAATATTCGGGAGTACATTGAAAGCATGTTCACCGAATATCCGGTAAACGTCGAACAAAGTCCCGAATATTCGGGGAATGGAGGTGATGTGACAAGCAATGAATACGTGACACAGGCAATAAAAGTCAGGATGGCTCGACTTGGAATCACTCAATCCGACGTCGCCGACGCAGTTGGAATCAATCGGGTCGTCATGAATCGATACATGCGCAATCAACGGGAATGGCCGATTCGCGTTCTCGACAAGATTGCTCCGGCATTGAAATGGCAAGACGGTCTTGACATCTTCATTGCAGCAAATTCAGAAGAAAAAGAACCGCAATCGGCGCTCGCCAAATCATGAATCGAAAGGAGAATCCGAAATGAGCATCAACATTCCGGCCGAGACACCGGATGAATCCACGAACCCGATTTCCGTTGAGGAGTTCGAACGCCTGCACCCGGCGATGCTGGGCGCGATAAGAAAAGCCGTCCGCGAGGAACCAGCTCGAACGGTTATCGGAACAGTGGGCGACGACAGGAGGAGCCACCTGTCCAGCCTTGACCTGCGAGGAATCGGCATCGAGGTCGGACGGCAGTTGTCGGCCCGCGACATGACGACTGAAGTCATGGGCTCGATTCTCGAGCGCATCAATCAGGCCGCGGACCGACTAAGCACGGAGATACAGGAACTCCGTTCAGAACTTATCCGAGAGCACGTCGAGACAGTAGGCGGCGGATGCCATGGAAGCATCCATCGAATCGAATCCCTTGGCGAGGAGGGAAAGCCCTTGGCACAGGGCTCTCATCCTCTCGTCGGGATCGGACGTTTCAGCGGCCTTCCCGAACACGGCGCTCGCCTTCGCGAAATCGGATCCATTGCTCATATTCTCACCTCCCTTCTTTGCGTGGGTCTGCTCATTCTCCCACTCGGCAGGAAGGGCCTCAAATGAGAGTGCTTCGAAAAAGCAAGCGGCGCTCGCCGAAGAGTGAATCGAAAGGAGAATCCGAAATGAGGAAGATGAAGAGATCCGACGTTCGAGAATGGATTCCAGGTGAACCGCTCGAACGGGTCGACTTCGGCAACGGCTGCACGGGGATGGATAAGAGCATTCCGAAAGAGCCGGGGAACGCTGGCGATTTCAAGCGTCTCATCTGGAAATGCCGCACCATCGAAGCGGACGGAGGGCCATGCCTTGATGTGCTTCCATCCGAATACTGGATTGACGACGTGAAGCAGGCCGGCTATTTCGATGTGGTCACCGACGAATCAAGTTACGGCCCATGCAGCTTCGGTGATGCGTGGTTTTATCTCGCTGGCGTTGATGCGGGATGGCATCTCGCCCGCAGGAAGCGTCATTCCGGTTTGTGTGCGACCTTGCGTGGCATATTCGATTCGTTGACTCATCGCCACGAGAACGCGACTGATGCAGAACCGTTGGTTACGGCCTCGAAGCCCTCTCGCGAATCTGCCGAACACTCTTCGAGCTGCGGTTCCACGCCTCCTTCTTTATCTCGGTCAGAGATACACGAATCTTATGACTGCGCGACATGTGGGACGACCGCCACTCAATCTCGAAATCATCGGGAAGTAGCAGCACCGCATTCTCGCCGGTGAAGCCGGTATGGCAGATCTGATTCGGTCTCAACCGCTTGGCCAACAGCGGCGTATAGGGGCTTGTTCCGAACGTTGCCTGAGGTGGGATTCGGACGTCATACATCGTCAGAGGTCCAACAAGCCGGAAATACACGATGCTGTTCGACGTGGAATCAAGAAAAGGCTCCAAATCGGTTTGGGACAAATCGTCCCTACGGCGAATGGAGTGGATTTGAAACTGCTGCAGAACGTTCCACGCCAAAGACGCTCCGGCGATGATGGTCGAAGCCCAGCCTGCCGGATCCTCAAGAAAACTATTCACAAACTCGATTCTAGGGAGAATCCAATGAACAATGAAATCCAGAAGTTCGATTTCAAGGGCGCCTCATTGCGCACCCTGACCGATAAGGCGGGGGAGCCCTGGTTCGTCGCCAAGGACGTATGCGACATCCTCGGGACAGATACAAGGGACTTACACAAGATTCTTGAGTCTGATGAAATCACCAATGTGGATAGTATCCACATTGCTCAGAATGGCGGTAAAGCTCCGCTCATCATCTCCGAGCCTGGTCTTTACCGTCTTGTGATGAAGTCTCGGAAGCCGGAGGCCAAGGAGTTCCAGCGTTGGGTGACGCATGAGGTGCTGCCGTCCATTCGCAAGCACGGCGGCTATATGGCCGGCCAGGAACGGATGACACCGGAACAGATGGCGTTGGCCAGCATGCGATGGCTGCAATCCAAGGTCGACGAACAAGCCAAACAGCTCAAAGCCCAGGAAGGCAAGGTCCTGTTCGCCAACGCGGTCGAAACCGCGAGGACGTCCATCCTTGTGGGCGATTTCGCGAAGATCCTGAAAAGCAACGGCATCGACATCGGCCCACGGCGCCTGTTCGCCTGGCTCCGCGAGCATGGATGGCTCATCAAGGCCAAGGGCTCCAGTTGGAACATGCCCACACAGAAGGCGATGGACCTTCATCTGTTCGAGGTCAAGGAGACGACCATCAGCCACTCGGACGGGCACACCACGATCAACAAGACGCCGAAGATGACCGGCAAGGGGCAGACGTATTTCGCCAAACTGTTCCTCGCGAAACCAACACAGGAAGCGGGTGCGTGATGAGCGCGTGTCTTGAAATCAACAACATTCCGCAGAGAAAAGCGAAGCGTATCAGTGACTATCTCTTCGCGCATTCCGGCAAATGGATAACGGACGACCCGATCAGAGTCGAGCTCTTAGGCGACGGGAAGGCGTTCGTAATCTTCCCCGCGATTGCCGAAGTGGACTCGAGGGAATTCATGACGATGTTGGGGGATGAGTGATGATTGTTGCAACCAAGCCAAGCGCTCTTAGCGTGGTGGCGTCCATCATCTGCGCGATATCCGGAATCTGGATGTTTGCCTGTGGACTCAAATCTCTGAATCAATTCCAGATTCTTCTTGGCTGCTCCCTTCTGCTCAACGGATTGCAGATTGGCGCTAGATGGGTGATGCTGCGGGAACTGAACAGGAACTACCTGCTCATGCGCCGATCTGGGCTATGTACGGAACCGCCGCGAGAGCAAGAGCGGGAATCTGAACGATGAAATCAGCGAACATCCCACCCATGTATTTCTCCTTGATCTTCTGCCAGCGGGATTGGTCCTTGGTGTGCGATTCGGCGATGTACAAGGCTCCAAGCAGACGCTGCATGGCGTCATTGAGCTCGAACGAGCCGCAGCTCTCCCAATCGTTGACGCATCGGCGAACCTCGGTCGTGAGATTAAGCACATACGACTTCAACGCCGCTGGCATGCTCACATCCTCTTTCAGGCACTGCTCGATTTCAGAAAGGAAGCCGGAGATGTTCTCCCTGTCCTTGTCCTCCATCCGCACATCCAGCTCTACCCACCTGTCGGCGATGGTCTGCAAAGCCAGAACCGCCGCGGCATCCAACCTATCGGTCGCACCGGCCAACGTGCTGAAGTTCATACGATATCCGTTCGCGTCCTCCGAGAATGATTCCCACAAGGCTTTCCAAATACCGGGCATCTGTGATTTCGCCATGTCGAGACGTTTCACGCCACGGGCGATCAGCGTATCAAGTGTTCTTTCGGTGCTGCACATGGCCGTGTATGCGGACAGCACGTCCTTCCGGAATCCGTCGGGCTGCTGCTCGACCTCAAAAAACTGCAGTAGGTATTCGGCTGCATTCGACATTGATTCTTCTCCTAACTGTTCGGCCCGCACGTCGCATATGCGGGATGACACCGATTTTAGGAGGGGGCCGGGCGGTTCTCCTAACGCCGCCCGGCATCACATACGCAAAGGAGGCGCGTGATGGAAGACGATACGACGTTCGCTGCGCTCGCTGAGGTCCTGAAACCGATGAACACGACGAAGGACATCGCGGACCGTTGCGGCATCAAGGAGGGCACCTTGGCGTACTGGCGTGGTGCGGGAATCGGCCCGAAGTTCGTGAAGGTCGGACGGACCGTCATGTATCCGAAGGAGCCGATGATCGCCTACTTCAAGGAACACCTCTACCAGAGCACATGTGAATACGAGGGAAAGGAGTCGGCATGAAAACGATTCGCAAGGCCTGCGTGCAGGCGGTGTTCGACGAGTTCGAGACACGGGGCGAACTGGTCCACGCGTTCGCGGATGGGGATGCTAAGGCCATGAGGCCTCTCGGCCACATCGTCGGCTACGTCGACCTTGACGTCACCGGAATCGTGGATCTCATCGTCGACACGATCAACAAGGAGCTGTGATGGCACTCAGGAGAATCGACGTGGAAACGCTGCTGACGCCACCCGAACCGCCGAAGGCGAGCATCGTCATGCTTGGCATGAGCGGATACGCGGTTCGCATCAGTCCGAAAGGCGGGGCCCAACTCGTGGAACTCCTGCCCGACGGCGCCTGCACGCTCGCATCCATCACCGCGGGCGAGCTTGAGACATTCGACTACCAACTCCACAACGAAACGGGAGGCACCAGATGACCGACAACGATTTCCGTATCGAGGACCGGAAGGAACGCGAGGCGAAACGGCCGAACTATCCGCTGCGCAGGGTCAAGTTCCTGCTCGCGGTCGTCGGCCTCGTCGCCAGCGTGACGCTCATGCTCACCTGGCATGGCGGTAGCCTTGTGGGCGCGCTTGTGGTCGAGGGCGTGTATCTCGCCACCGCGTTGTGGCTGGTGGTGCGGTTCGCGTCCAGGGACGACGGCATGGAGGAGGACAGTGATGCCTAGCGGCGCGACCAGCCTCCAACTGCACGCGAAGTACGCTCCGGTCAACCGTGGCAGCATCCGCTACGGCGCATCCCGAAGCCACGGCCACCACACTTCGCCGAAGACATGGAGCCAGGAGACCGGCATCGACCTCGACCGGCTCATCCACGACGAACGCGAGTACATCACGCGGATGAGACGCCGCACCCGGCGTGACATCGACGTGAAGCCACGCATCCAACGCGTGTACGAGACGACCGTCGCACTGCAGATGGAAGGGGTGACGCCCAGCAGCCACAAGGTGGCCTCACGGCTCAACATCCCCCGGAGCACCGTGATGGGCGACGTGCACAGGCTCGCCGGCATGGGATTGCTCGTCAACGCGCGGACCCGACGCGGAGGCTTCCTCGCCACCGGCAGAACACCCGATTGGAGTGACCTGGATTGAGTCTCGAAACATTAAGCCTGCCGGAATGGCCAATGGTGTGCGAACTCACCGTGCCGGGAGACCCGCAGTCGAAAGGCCGTCCACGCGTCTACCAGGGACACGGCATCACCCCGGCGAAAACCCGGGAGGCCGAGAACCGCGTGTACTCGGAATGGCGCAACCAGTATCCCCGCCTGCCACCCTACGAAGGGCCAGTCTGCCTGACGCTCACATTCTGGACGGCCACACGGCGCGGACGCGACTGGGACAATCTGGCGAAACTGTTCACCGACGCGTTGAACGGCGTCGCCTACATGGACGACCGGCAGATCATCGAAGCCAGCGTGCACGTGCATCGTCCCGACCAGTACGTGCTTGGCACGCACGGCAGGCCACGCAAACGGAAAAGCGGCGATCCGCTCACATGGCACGGCCAGCCATACACGCCACACACACAGGCAAGCATCTATTTCAAACAGGAATACATACCCAGATAGGAGAAAACACCATGAAAAACACCAGTGAATACGTTGTGCAGACCCTCATCGACGACGAGGACATGAGCGCCGACCTCGCGAGCCTCTACCCGGCGGCCAGCAAAATCGGCGACGCAGCCGCGGCATTCATCGACAAAGCGGACCAGACCATCGAAAAGAAGGGTCTGATGGGCACGCCTGCCGGAACTGTCGCGAAATGCATCGACATTTGCCAGAACGTCGTCAAGGAAGGCGCGGCCATCAGCCGGCTCCTACGCAATCCAAGGACCTGCAACACCGTGATCATCAGCCGACGGTACGAGGAAACGAATCCCGCCACCGAAGACGACAGCATGACGCAATCGACAGTGGAGGACGTGGAATGAGCAAGCAGATGGGACACATGCCGTACTGCCGCACGTGCGGACCATTGGGGCCGGCCATGCGAACCACGCCCGCGTTCGACGTCGTGGAAACGCACCGACGCTCCTACCCGCACCACCAGACCAGCGTCATCCCCACCAAAACCAGCATCATCGTGAAAGGAACAAGCAAATGAGCGCGCAGAACCTCGAAACATTGGCCAAACGGTACGTGGAACTGAAAAGCCGCATCGCCGACCTGCAGGAAGAAGCCGACGGATTGAAAGCCGAACTCATGGAAGACCGCGAGCCCGGCGAATACGCGGCCGGACCGTTGACCGTGAAAATCCGGAAAGGCAAGCGCAACCTCGATGCCAGAGCATTCGAACGGCGCTTTCCTGTGCAACAGTACGCCGACTGCTATCGGATCCAACCGAAGGCATTGTCCGAAATCGTCAGCCAGGTCGGCGAGCCAGCATTGCGCGGGTGCGTGAAGACCGGTGCGGCAAGTCTGGTGGTCGAATGACGCGCGTTCCAATCAGCCAGGAGGCGGTCGGCCGCGCGCTCAGCAAGACGCTCGACCATTACGACAAGGCGCCCGGATTCATGGACGAAGCCTACATCATCGACACACAAGAGGCGGGGGACTTGGCGGCTTTCCTCTGGGCCCGTCTCGACGAGGAATGCGGAAGGGTGGGATATGAGCTCACAACTCGACCTTGAAACAGTCATGAACGCCAACATGGGCACCGCGCACGTCGATGCCACACCATCCGCTTCGCGGGAATCGGACGAATGGAAGGAAATCCGCCTGATCATCGAGGCGCACATCGCCAACCAGCCACGCAGCCTGCAAAAGGAGATCGGGCCAAGCGAACTCGGCACCGACTGCCTCCACTGCCTCGCCGCCAGACTCGCCGGATGGGAGAAACGCCAGTCGGCCGCATGGCTGCCATTCATCGGCACATGCGTCCACGAACGATTCGAACACCTGTTCAACAAGCGCAAGGACGAATTCACCGTCCCGGACGACGATGGAGGAGAACCATGGGCCGTGAAACGCTTCGAAGCCGAAAGACACGTCGACGTGGGCAGCATCCACGGACTCCACGGCTATCAGCTCATCCACGGCAGCATCGACCTGTACGACGCGGAAAACAACACGACCATCGACTGGAAAATCACCGGCCCCACCACAATTCGCAACGTCAAAGCCAACGGTCCAAGCCAACAATATCGCATCCAGGCGAGCCTGTACGGCATCGGATTGGAAAACGACGGCGAACCATGCAAAAAGAACGCCATCTACTTCCTGCCCAGGAACAGCGTCAGCCTGGCCGACGCACTGCCGATCGAATTCGACTTCGACCCGAAACCCGGACGGTGGGCGCTCAGCCGCGCGCAACTCATCGCCAACCTCCTCGACCTCATCGAACAAGAGGATGGAACCGAAATGCGCGACGCGTGGATACACGCTCTGCCAACCAGTCCGACCCACTGCTTCCAATGCGGCAGCTGCCCGGACGACCAGCTCGGACAACTATCCGAACTCAACGAAAACCAATATCCGGCATTGCCGGACAAATGGCGGCAGGCCATCGGCCTGCTGGAATCCACCTACAGGAAAACAGAAAGGTAAAAAACACAATGTTCGGAACGCAAAACTATGGTGGCGGATTCACTCAGCAAGGCGGAGCCAGCTACCGGCCACAACAGGCGCAGCAGCAGTCCGCCGAATCGTTAAGCCTTGACGACGTGATGCAGGGCGGCGCGCCCAGCGCGTTCAGCAAGGACGATCCGATCGGCACCAGCGTGGAAGGCGAGATCGTCGAAATCCGCGCGGAACAGCAGACCGACTTCACCACCGGCGAACCCCTCTACTATCCCAACGGCAAGCCGAAGCCGCAGGTCGTCATCCACCTGCAGACCACACTGCAAGACCCAAATCGCGTCGGAGACTCCGGCATTCGAGGCGTGTACGTAAAAGGCTACAACATCGGCCAATTGCGTCTCGCATGCCGTCAGGCTGGAGTCGGCGACCATCCGAACGTCGGAGACCACTTGAAAGCCACTTTCGCCCGCACCCAGCCCGCGAAGACCCGCGGCTACAACGACGCGAAAATCTACGACTACGTCGTCACACCGAAAAAGACGGCCGACTTGAACACCGCGATGAACGACCTGCAGGCCGCAGCCCCGCAACAGTATGCGCCGCAGCCGCAGTACGGCCAGCCAGTCACCATCGGCCAGCCCGCAGGCCTGACCATGCAGGAACGACAGCAGGCCGCCCAACTGCAGGCCGCCGGAAAAAACGTGCAGGAGATAGCCGGACTGCTCGGCAAAACGGTCGACCAGGTCGTCAACGCGCTCGGCGCGGGCAGCGGACAAGAGCCTGAATTCTAAAAAATAGGAAAACGTCCCCACCACATCCCTGCAGTGACGTCTCGCTAATCGAAAACGTCACTGCGGGGACGTGGTGGACACAGGGGGACATAGGCAAAAGTCCACCCAAAAAGGACGAAAAATCAACCATATATAGAAAAAGGACAAAAGGACAAAGTGTTTTATATATATGTCTTTTTTGTTGTTTTTTGTGTTGTGTGTATAGGGGAGTAACCGTCCCCGCAAAAAGGAGGTGAAAAATGAGAAACTACAGCAAATACTCGCCCATTCCCACTGAAGACCTGCCAGCGCAATTCGCGGGAATCTTCCACCTGCTCGCACTCACCTTCGCGCCGGCGAACGACCGCACGATCATTGCGACCATCGATGGCCGCAACCTTGAACTTATCTGCGATGGTGGCGATACTGCCACCGAACATCGCAAGAAAATCCCAGTCGTGGCCGCCGGCTATCAAAAAGCCATCTGGGAGCTCCGCGAAGGGCATCTTCGCTACTGCCCGTCACAGCAAAGGCTCTGGCGTCGAGACCCAGACACGTCCGACCATGAGGGCGAAAGGCTCATCCTCAATTCATGGCATCCCGTGAAAACCATCGAGGATGAATACCATATCGGCACGAACGCGCGCAGCAGTGAGCGTAATCCGCTCTACAGTGCGACGATTCTTCGCGAGGCGAAGCGAAGCCAATGGTTCGACCAAGTCGAACGCGGCGTGCGCTGCGACCCATGCGTGTGGGTGCGCCGTGAAGGAAGAATCGTCTGTCTGCAGGATGAGCCGGATATTGCGGTCACGCAGACATTCTCACCGGCAGGAATGGGCAATCAGGCATTGAGGGATGCGAAGCGCATTCTCGAATGGTTGACCGTCGATGAGAAGTCCTGCGCGAATCTTTGCCGAATGTTCGCGACGCCATGGCTTGAGCCATTCAAACAATTGTCATACGTACTGTCTGGTCATGGTGGTGACGGGAAAACGCTGATCGCCCGCCAGGCGATCCTTGGCGTGCTTGGAGTCGGGAAAGTGTTTCCTGGTTTCAGTGTGCAGGGCTATTGCACTGGCGGTGGCTACACTCTGGGGCGCGAGTCGATGAATGATGAGATGGACGGCAAGGCTTTCGCCATTGACGATGAGGCTTGCGCTGTCACGGAGGACATGCTGCCATTGCTGCGTGCACTCTCGACAGGCTCGCAGGTGAACGCCCGCGTCACGGGCGGCCGTTATCGTGTGATGACGCCATCGGCCACATTGCTGATTCTGACGAACATGCAGTTCGCCGATTCAGGCGAGAATTCCGATACGCGTCGTTTCATTAAGGTCGAATTCCACCAGTCGAAAGGCCGCTCGTATGACGAATATCATGCGATCGAGGGGTTCTGCCATCGACATCCCGCAGCGTTCTTCGTGCTGTCGTGCCGCTTGTGGGAGCGTTCGGATGAGCCGGAGATTGTGAATCTTAGTCCTGCTCGCACCATCAGTGACGAGATGTATTGGCTGATCAGCGAGATCGCGTCGAATGAGGAACGGTATGGCGTGCAGGTCGCGTCCAGGAACGACTATCGCAAGGAGTTTCATACGGCGGTTCCGCAGTCTTTGATGGATGTGCTTGGCTTGGGGAATTCGAAGACCAAGGCGCTGCCGGGCAGTCAATGCCGTGTGGTGCGCGTAGTCGACCAGAATCGTTTCGAAGTGTATCGCAAGGCCGCTCTCGATAACGAGACGGAGCCTGCCGACACTTGGTGGCAGACGGCATTGTCGAAGCCGAACCGCGACAGTCTTAAAACGTTGGATGATGTGGGCGACTGTCATGATCTGGCCGGCATCGTCGAATCCGCGTTGGCTGGCAATGTCGGTTTCGCGCCATGCGAGGGCAAGGCGCGAAAGACTGGTGGTCCGGTCGATGGGAAGGTGTCGCTGTCGTGGAAGCGGTTGAATCCGTCGGACGAGAGCCACACGGATTCGACTTTCATCACCGACAAGATGACTCGTTATGCCGTCATTCCGCTTGGCGACTGTTTCGTCATCGATTGTGACAAGCCTTCTGAGGCTGATGGTCCTGATGGGTGGCAGTGTCTGCAGGCGTTGGCTGGCGATTACGGTTCCCAGGCGTTGCCGGCCATGTTGGTGACCAGGACTCCGCATGGCGTGCACTTGTATTATCGCATGCCGGCAGGCATGGATGTGAGCTTGCTGAAGAACGCTGTGCATGAGCAGAATCTGCCAATTGACCTGCGTGTCAGCAACAAGGGCTATGTGATTGGTCCGGGCAGTGTCATCGATGGGAACCGGTATGAGCTGGTTGATCTGCCGGCGGGCGTGGTGCCGGAGGCGAGTGATGCGGTCATGCGCATGCTCAAGGATTTCGGATACACGAACGAGCCAAAGCAGGAGGCTCCGTCGTTGAGCCTGGACGATGTCATGGCCGATAGGCGTGCCACGTCGATTTCCAATGGCATGCCGGATATGACGCCAGTGCCGGAAGGCCAACGCAACAGCACATTGCATGCGTGGGCGTACGGAAGGCTGAAGAATCATCCGGAGAACGAACGGCAGATCCAGGCCGATCTGTTCCAGCGTGGCCGTGTGAGCGGTCTGCCGGACGGCGAACTCGACCAGATCTGGAAATCGATCAAACGAAGCCTCGGATAAGGGTAGGAATCATGATGGGAATCATCCGAAAACTTGGTGGTCTTCTCGATGAGGTGTCCGGGCTCATCCTGGGATTCGTCATGCTGATGCTTTTCGAAACAGCTTGGAAGATCACCGACCTCGTCGACTGGTGGCGGGATGAGTCGTAAACCACCATTGTGGATGCGCCGGCTCGCGCCGCCGGGCAATCCGGCGCACCTCGTGCCGGCCGTCTGCTCATGCGGACGGTGGATCTTCAGCGAACGTGACGTGGTCTGGCAGTCATGGGACGCCGGCATCATCGCCGGCGACGACCTGGTCACCGCGATCATCCTCGGCCGGCAGCTCATCCGGATCCGCCGCATCGCGCAGACGGACACGATCAGATTGGAGACGGTCGCGGGACCGCTCGGCATCAGCCCGGACGGAATGTATCTCGGCGCGCATGAATGCGGGCTCATGCCCATCAGCGTCAAACCCGCCGACATGAGCGGAAGTGAATTCCACTATTCGACCCTTGAGGGGTTCCCGACGATGCGGCCGGATCCCGACAATCCGGACCCGTGGGCGGGAATACCCGAAATGGAACTAATGTTCGATTCAGGATGGCCGAAATGCTAGAATCGCAACATATGGGCGAAAAACGGGAAGCAACCACAACATGTAGTGTGTGTGGCGGGGAGTGCCGTATCCAAGCCACGATGTGCGACAAGTGCGAGAACACTTTGAGGGGATGGATCCACGACTATCCCATCTGGATCCACGCCCTGCGCGAGTTCCTGGATTCGACGGCGCATTACGGAGGCCACCAGCCTGGACGTGTTAACCTGCCGTCCGCGCCCATGCCGATCAGACTCTCGGTCGTTGACCATCTGCAGGAGATCGAGGATGCGGTGACGGCGTTGTGGTGTCGATTGTATGCGCCGCCGGCCATGCCATGGGCCACAAGCATCGCGGTCCCGCCCATCGTCGACAAGCTCAAGGCATGCTGGTCATGCCAGCGGTTGAACCGACTGCCGGACATCGGTTTGATCTGGCATGACTGGCAGCGGTTGGCGCGCAAGACGATGAGCATCATCGACGTGCCGCCATCCAGGCACGGCATCGGCAGGTGCCTGAATCCTCTGTGCGGCGTGGAGCTGAGTGCGGAGGTTGGAGCGGTAAGCGTCGACTGTCCGGTGTGCGGCAACACTTACCGCGTGGTCGACGTGCGATTGGGGTTCCTGCGGGAGTGCATCGAATCGGGCAGGGCGTTCACGGCGGGGGAGTGCGCGGAGCTGCTGCGCGAGTGCGGGTTCCAGTGCAATGCGAACACGATTCGTTCGTGGCGCAAGCGCGGCAGGCTCCAGCCGGCCGGTGAGAACGAGAAGGGACGGCCATTGTACAGGCTTTCGGATGTGCATCGGCAGGTGCTGCGGCGCGATTCGATTTGACAAAATCGAAAGTGCAACGCAGAATTGTCAGTGGATTAGAGGGTTCAAACCGAGGTGACTTGGTTTGAACCCTCACTCATATCCGCCTTGGATTCTCCTGACTCCTTGGGTTACGTACCCGTCCTGTCCGAACGGCATATCGGACACGCTCCGCCCACTCCCGTCAGAGTGGACATACACCAATGTGGCAGGCAAGCCAATCCCGCGCTTCCGTGATGCGGTGAAGCTCAAATCGCCTGTCCATGCCTTCGTAGGAATCAGTGGTAGATCGTACCGGCCGCGAGTCTTTATTGGATTCTCTTCCTTGTGGCCGCGTGTATGCGCGGGTTCGAATCCCGCCGAAGGCACCCATGAAACAAATCCGGGGTAGGGGTATCGGCAAATCCGGGAGGGGTATTCGCAGATGATGGGGAACCCCTACAAGACACGGGAGCGGCCGTATACGGGAGCCCCTATACCGGCATTCCGGCAAGCCAACGGCGAAGATAGTCGTCGGCAAATCCACGGCACTCCGGGTCCCATACACGTGGGAGGCCACATGAGCAAGCGGCGCAACGAGCGCGTCAGCAACGGCTGGCGGCGCAGACAGCTCAGGGCAAGAGTGCTGGCCGCATACGATGTGTGCGCCATCTGCGGCAAGCCGGTCGACAAGACATTGAAGACACCACATCCGATGAGCGCCGAAGTCGACGAGCTCATACCAGTCTCACGCGGCGGCGATCCATACAGCTTCGCGAACTGCAGGCTCACGCACCGCAGATGCAACAGGATGAAGAGCGACAAGACAGACGAACACGCACGAGCGCTGCTGGCTGGCAGACAGGACGTGAAATCAAGCTCGATGCCGTTCAAAACGTTCGGCATCTGACCTCCGATGACCAGGGCAGGGATCCCGGGTACACCCCCTTCCAGTCGCCTCGGGTGCAGTGCCGATTTCTCCCCGCGGATTCAAACGTCGGAAACAGGGGGAAACAACGAAAGGTCGGAAAGCGAGGATTACGCCGATGAAGTGCGAACTCTGCGGCAAGGAATTCCAGCCTTCCGGCCACGGGCGGCCTCAGAAGTACTGTTCCAAGTCCTGCCGCCAGAAAGCCGATTATCGTCGGAAAAAGAACAGGTCCGCACAGGACCGGAACAGTAAGCCGCCCGTCAAAGCCGTGGAAACGAAACAGAAGCCGGAGCAGGATCTCGACCAGCGGAGCTTCGAACGGATGATGGACGGCAGCATGCTGGACATACTGCGAGACAACCGTGACCTGCTGCTCAAGGCCATGGCCGATCCCACGACGCCGGCGAACGCGCTGCCCGCGATCAGCCGCCAGCTCATCGCCGTATGCGACCGCATCGAATCACTCCAGGGCGGTGGCCTGACCGACCTGCTGGACGATGAGGAAGACGAGGTGACGGACGATGTCGGAGCGTCGATTGTCTGAAATCGCCAAGGTCCTCCGCCAGCCGGAAGGCATCGTCGGCAGCGAGTTCACGCGAATCAACAAAGCCGCGCGCAAGGCCGGCATCCGTTTCGATTTGTGGCAGCAGGGCTTCTTGTGGCTTCTGTTCGCCAAGAACGCGGAAGGCAAGTATGCGTGTGGCGCGGACGGCGCCGTGCTGTCCAGCTGCAGGCAGATCGGCAAGACCTTCACCGTCGGCACCGCGTTGTTCCTCAAGGCGATACTCACACCGAACCTGAAAGCCATCTGGACCGCCCACCATACGCGCACCAGCGACGAGACATTCGCGGACATGTGCGAGATGGAGCACAATCCAGTGCTCGGCCGGTACGTGGAACGCATCCGCAGAGCAAACGGCCAACAGGAGATCACGTTCACGTCCGGCAGCCGCATCATGTTCGGCGCCCGCGAAAACGGCTTCGGCCGAGGATTGCACAGCGTGGACGTGGCCGTGTTCGACGAAGCGCAGATCCTCACAGTGCGCGCGATGGACAACATGATTCCGGTTTTGAACACGAGTCCTAACCCCCTGGTCGTGTATATGGGCAATCCACCCAAGCCGGGAGACCAGTGCGAGGCGTTCACGGAGAAACGCATGCACGCGCTGAACCATGACGGAAACCTCCTCTACGTGGAGCTCGCCGCCGACAAGGACGCGGATTCGGACGACCGCGAACAGTGGGCTAAAGCGAATCCCAGCTATCCGAAACGTACAAGCGAACAGGCAATCATGCGCATGCGCAACAACCTGTCGGACGATTCATTCCGTCGTGAGGCGCTTGGCATATGGGACGAGACCGCCACCGCATACGCCATCAGCCCCGACCTGTGGAAGGCCGCGGCCATCGACGACGTGCCTGATGGGGGAACCGTGAGCTTCGGCATCGACATGCCTCCGGACAGGAGCGTGCTGACCATCGGAGCGGCGCTACGGTACGCGGACGGTTCGGCCATCGTCCAGATGGCGAACATCAAGGACGCGCGGCAGGCGGGAACCATGTGGGCCGTGGACTGGCTCGCCGAACATTGGCCGAAGACCGCCAGCGTGGTCATCGACGCGCAGTCGCCCGCCATGAGCCTGCTGCCGGAACTGAAGAAAGCGCATGTGAAGGTCACGGTCACGAACATGCAGGAGATGGGCCGAGCATGCGGCCGGTTCCTCGACATGCTCAAAGCCGGAACGCTCAAGCACCCGCGGGACGAATACCAGCCGCAGCTGGCCGCGGCCGTCAAGGGTGCGACCACGCGTCCATTGGGACAGTCCGGCGCGATCGCTTGGAACAAACTCGGCAGTGACATCGACATAACCCCGCTCGTATCCACCACACTCGCCCTGTACGGGGCGTGCACGACGAAGCGACATCCGGGAAGACGACAGATCATCGGAGGAATCTAAATGAGCGACATCCAGACAACGGCAGCGCCGGACGGGTGGAAACCTACGGGAGGAGCCGGAACGGTGCCGAAACTCGTCGTGCCGACGCACATCGACGGACTCTCCGGTGAGGAGAACGCGTTGCTGCGTGAACTCGCCGAGGTGTGGACGCGCCATGCGAGCCGCAACCGAACACTCACCGCTTACTACGAGGCCAAGGAGCCACTGGTTGATTTTGGACTGACTGTGCCGAAGTCCATCAAGGATCATTACACGCCGCTTGGGTGGGCGCGCAAGGCTGTGGATATGCTCGCTGAGCTTTGCGTGTTCGAGGGATTCGTCTCGCCGGGCGTGGACGACCCGTTCGAACTGCAGGACTTCATGAGCCGCATCGGATTCACTAGCGTTCTGCAGCAGGCCATCCAGACTGCGCTCATTCACGGCTGTTCGTTCCTCAGCGTTGTCCAGGACTTCGAAGGAAGACCGCTCATCCGCACGCATACCGCGGAAAGCTCGGCCGCCGTCTGGGATTACCCTAACCGGCGGGTCAGGGCGTGCATGGCCATCACCGACGTTGACGACAACAATGAGGCCACCGGACTCGTGCTCTACATGCCCGACCGCAACATCAGCGTGCAGCGCCGTCTCGGCTACTGGTGGCGCGTGGACGATGAGCAACCCACCATCGACAACGAGTGCAGTGTGTTCCGCCTCGCCTACAAGGCTACCGAGGTCAAACCGTTCGGACGCTCCCGCATCAGCCGGGACGCTATGGCCATCATCGACGGTGCGAACCGCACCATCGTGCGCGCCGAAGCGAATGCCGAATTCTACGCTTTCCCAAAAATCCTGCTGACAGGCACTTCCGAAGAACTCGCCTCGTTGGGCACGGACGACGCGTTAAAGCTTTATATGGGTCGCTACAACATGATCAGCAAGGACATCGACGGGCAGTCCCCGACCGTGACGCAACTGGCCGCGTCCAGCATGGACCCGCACTTGACGATGCTGAAAAGTTGGGCGGCGATGTTCGCCAGCGCGATGAACATTCCCGCCAGCTCGCTCGGCATCGTGTCCGACGCGAATCCGACATCCGCCGACGCGACCGAGGCGCAGCGCGAGGACCTGATTATCGAGGCGCGCCATTGCGACCGGGATTTCGGTGAATCGATCCTGCAGGCAGCCCGTCTTGTGGCACGGATGCAGGATCCATCCGTGCCCGACGAGGAGCTGATGAAACTGCAGGTCGACTGGAAGAACCCGAACACGCCGTCGAGCTCCATGAGCGCCGACGCATTCAGCAAGCTCGCTGGAAGCATCGACTCGTTCGCCAACAGCGAGGTCGGCATGACACGCGCCGGATTGAGCCGAAGCGAGATCGTCCGGCTGAAGGCCGACCAGCGCAAGGCCCAGGCCGGTCAGGTACTCGATCAGATTCGAGGCATGCGCCAACAGACGGAGCAGCAGACCGATACGGCGGCGAGGGAAGGCGGTATGAATGAGCCCGAACAGTCTGAACCTGCCGCCGGAACGACGCAGAAGGCTTGAACTCGACCTCAATGATTTGTACGAGGATTACACGGACACCATGAGCCGCCTGCAGAAGGAGGCCGGCAACAGTGTCTCGGGCCTCGTCTGGGACGGTGAAAGCCAGGAGCTCATCAAAGCGGAGATCAACCGGTATGCCGACGCCGCCAGCAGGCTCGCATCCGACTACTACGGCCACGTACGCGACCTGTGGGCGCAGTACGGCGGAATCGATATGCCGGAATACGAGCCGCCTTCCATCACCGCCGACCGCGCGGTCTGGCAGATGGAAGGCGGTTTCAACAACACTGACTTCATGGGATTGCACTACAAGGATGTCATTCCAGATGAAAACGGAGCCGTTCACAACAACGCCGGAAGAACCATCGACGACCTGTGGCCCACGTTCGCTGACGAGGAGCAGGCGCTGGAATACGTGCAGAATCTGATTCAGACCGTCGGGCGGCTGACCATGCAGAGGGCTGTGGCCAACGATCCCACCAAGCCTCGCTGGGCGCGTGTGCCGCGAGGGGCTAAGACATGCGCGTTCTGCCTTATGCTCGCCTCGCGTGGCTTCGCCTACCTGAGCGAGGACACCGCCGGACGGCAGATGCAATACCATACGGACTGCGACTGCGACATCGTGCCAAGCTGGGGCAGCAGCAAACTCAAAGGATACGATCCGGACAAGTATCGTGAAATGTACCAGGCAGCCAAGGCTGCGGCCGGCGATGACGGCGACTGGCGTGACACGCTAGCCCAATTGAGACGCATCTATCACGATGAGGTCAATGATGGTGTGACTGCCCAACCGACGATTCGATGGAGCGGCAAATCGATTCCAATCAGCGCTTCCGAACTATCGAGATTGTCGGATTATAGCGTCAGGATGCCTGGAGATAGATTCTCCAACGACGAGAAGATCGCGGCTTTGATGGATTGGACCGGAGACAGCTACAAAAGTATCAACGGCTACCTGTTCGGCGGACGAAACCCGTCGAAAGACGTCATCCATCAGGTCGAATGCATCGACGAAGCGATATCCGACCATATCACCCGAGAACGTTTCACGGTCGACAGGCAGATGCGGTTGTCGACGTTCCACGTCAACGACATGGAGTCGCTTTTCGATTTGAATACCGGTCGCACCTTCGAACACATCGGCTACATGGCCACCAGCATCAAGGAGGGAGGCATTGACGTTGATGGGGAAGACCGCATCGCCACAAGAATCCTGGTACCGCCGGGAAGCGCCGGCGTGTATGTGGAGCCGATCACTCAGCATCCGGGAGAATACGAAATTCTTCTGCCGAGAGGAAGGGCTCTTCGTTTCGAAGGGCTTGGAGCATCCGACGGCAGACCGATCGTTTATCTGAGACTGCTATGATTGAGCCTATGGATCGTTCCGACCGTTTCACGTTTATGCCCGGTGATTTGAAGGAAGTCACCGATGAGCGCCATCTTGCGGAAATCAAACGCAAGTATGGCGATATCTCCATGCCACAGGACGAATATGAATGGGTCAGGAACGAAGGAAAGAAGCGCTGGTCCGTCGGCGACTATGTGTCGACCGACGAGCTGCGGTCCGAATACGCGCGAAGAAAAGCGCTGGGAAATCTCTGAATCCCAGAAAGCCATCACGTCGAAACGTGATGGCTTTTCTTTTACCTTTCACACCCCAGCGATGGGGCGGGGCGCAGCCATGCGCGAAACCAACAAGAATGGCCGTCAACTCGCCGGCGTCAGGCGTGGAAACCAAGAACAAGCAAAGGAGCCACCAACCATGGCAGAAGAAAACCAGACCGGCGCGGACGGCCAACAGGAGCCGGAACAGCACTCTCCGGCCCCAAAGGACGTGAACAACGCGAAGCTGAGGACCTTCACCCAGGAGGAAGTCGACCGCATAATCAACGAGCGTCTCGGCAGGGAACGCGGCAGGAAAAGCGACTACGAGGAGCTCAAGGAGAAGGCCGGACAGACTGCCGACCTCGAATCGAAACTCTCCAAGGCGCTCGAGGAGAACGAGAAGCTCAAAAGCGAAGCCAAACAGGCCGAACACGAGAAGGAGCTCTCCACGATACGCGCCAACGTCGCGGCCAAACACGGCATCACCGACCCGAGCGTCCTCGCGGGCGACGACGAGAAGCAGATTGGCGAATACGCCGAGAAACTTATGAAGGTGTTCGCCGACATGCGTTCCCGCGGCACGGTTGCGGACCAGAGCGCCCGCACCGGACAGGCCAAGGCTAAACATTCCAGCCGCGAGGACTTCGTCAACGCCATGAGCAACACGCTCCTGTGAGCCAACCAGCAAAACAACATTCATTTGAAAGGACAAACCATGACAGATCCGTCCATGACCCGAAAAAGCAACGGTCTAGACCTCACCCCTGAAACCCAGGCGGAGATCTTGCAGACCGCAAAATACAAGAGCGCGTTCATGCAGCTCGTGCCGGAGATGAAACTGCCCGGCAACGGTGCTCGCGTGCCGATCATCATCGGCGACCCGGAGGCCGCATGGGTCAATGAGGGTGCGGAGAAGCCGAAGAGCGGCGTCACCTTCGGCAAGAAGGACATGCTGCCGTACACCATCGCGGTCATCATGCCGTTCTCCAACCAGTTCCGCCGAGACTTCGGCGCTCTCTACGACCAAGTGGTCGCGAAGGGTCCGGGAGCCATCGCCCGCACGTTTGACAAGACCATCATGGGTCTCGTCGACGCTCCGGGTGCGGACTTCGACACCCTGAAGAGCGCGCAGACCGTCAGCATCGGCAAGGACGTGTGGAAGAACCTGAACAAAGCCGACGACCTCGTGTCCGAAGCGGATGGAACCGTGGACGGTTGGGCGTTGAGCACCCAGGGTCGCAGTGTGCTCCGGCAGGCGACCGACAACAACGGACGCCCCCTGTTCCTCAACGGCACCGCCGCCTCCGACGTGAGCACCGTGCTCGGCAACCGCACCTACATCAGCAAGGGCGTTCACGTGCCCGCCGTATCCGAGACACCGGGACCGGCCAAGGCAGAGATCCTCGGCGTGTGCGGCGAATTCTCCTCCGCCGCATGGGGTTCCGTCGAAGGAATGCAGACCAGCATCTCCGACCAGGCGTCCATCACCATCGACGGCAAGCAGGTCAACCTGTGGGAGCACAACATGTTCGCCGTGCGAATCGAAATCGAGGTCGGCTTCCGTATCCGCGACATCAACCGCTTCGTCCTGCTCACCGCCTGACGGAGTCCGACATGACTGTCGAACCAGACGTGTTCGCCACCTCCGTCGACCTCGAACAGAGGTGGCACAAACTCACCGACGAGGAACGTGAGAAGGCCGACACGCATCTCGCGGACGTGACCGACTACATCAAGGAACGCTCGCCCATCTGGCAACGTCTCCAAAAAGAACGGCCACGCCTGCTGACGAAGATCACCTGCGACATCGTCCGCAGGATCATGCAGGCCGACCCGTACGACATTCCCGGCGGCATCACGCAGATGAACCAGACCACCGGCAGCTTCAGCGAACAATACAGTTTCGGAGCGCCCACCGGCGATCTCTGGCTGCGCGACGACGAGAAACGCATCCTTGGCATCAACGCTCAGCGCGCGTTCAGCGTCGACATGGCAACGGGGGAGACGTCCTAGTGGAAACCATCGAAGTGTGGCGCGGCCAGTCCACCACCGACACGGACGGCAACCCCATCCAGGGCAAACCCGCCCGCGTCGGCACGTTCCAGGCGATGGTCGCGCCAACCTCCACCACCGACCAGACCGAGGAGAACGCCAGCCCGCAGACCATCGAATACACGATCCACATCCGCGGTAGCCAGCCGACAGGCATCCAAGCCACCGACCTGATCAAAGTCAGAGGCATCCTCCTGCCCGTCAAAGGCGAACCGCAAGTGTGGAACAACATCCACGGACGCCACATCGGCGACGTCATCACCGTAGGCGAACGGAAAGGATAAGCATGGCCAAACGATGCAGATTCGTATTCAACCGCAAGGCATTCAGCCAACAGGTGCTGAAGAACGAGACGCTGCGCTCGCGCATGCGTGACTCGGCCAACGAGGCCGTCACCGACAGCCGGTGCATGGTCCGCGACCATGACGGCAAGAACCGTAGCGGCGTGGCGATCATCTGCCCGGCACCGGTGGAGAAGGCGCACGGCACGCTGGAGGACACGCTCGGAAGGATGCGCGTATGAGCATCCCGGTCACTCCCCGGCGCACGGAGCCGCTGCTCCTGCCCAAACTGAGGACACTGTTCCCGGACGTGACGTTCGACACCATCGAACGAAGCGACCTCGAACCGCCCTTCACCGAAGCCACTCTGGCCGACTCCATGCAGGGCATGAGCACTCCAATCTCGCAGTACGTGCGGCTGCGGTTGAGCGTGCGATGCATGAGAGAGGACCATACGGGCGACTGGGACAAGGCCGCACGCCTGTGGGCCGACATCGCGAGGGAGATCATCGGGCTTGGAACCGTCGCGCCGCTCATCGACGCGTCACTCGAATCCGGGCCGGTACGCATGACTGACGAGGACAAGAGGCTGGTGTGCGCGTACGGCGTGCTCCTGCTCGAGGTCACCGTCAACTGAAACACAACCAAAGACAACGTGCCGCCACACGCGAAGAACGGAAAGGTGCAGACGAATGTCTGACAACAATGAAAAAACCACCGTCGCCGCGCAGGGCGCGACCGACTACGGGTACGTGTCCAGCGGCAACACCGCAGGCAACGTGCGCCTGATCAAGAACTACGCGCTGTTCCTGTTCCCAAAGGGCGACAGCACGTTCGTGGCTCCGACCGGAGTGGCCTGGACCCCGCCGGCAAGCAAGAAGCCGATCGGCTACTCCACGGAGGACGGCGCCGTACTGCATCCGGAACCGGGCGACAGCACCGACTACAAGGCCCACAACGGCGACATCGTCCTGTCCGACACGGATCCGGGCTACTGGACCCTCCAACTGGCCGCCATGGAAGGCCGCAAGGATGTCGTGTCCGCCTACTTCGACGTGGACGTCGATTCGGACGGCGGCATCAGCATCAAGGGCGCCGGCCTGAAGAAGGAGTGGATCCTCGTATTGGTCGCGCTCGACCAGCAGGACCGTCCGTTCCTCCTGTACGGCACCAACGCGAAGGTGTCCGACCGTGACGACGTGAGCCTGAAGTCCAGCGAGATCATGAACTTCAGCATGACGTTCAAGATGCTCAAGGGCACTAACGGCGAACAGTTCCACGCATGGGGCCTCGTCACCGAAGACGCCAAGTGACCCATCGATTCTTCCCGTGCGGCCGATGGCGGTCGGCCGCACGGGACACCCATTCAACCGCCAACCATTAGAACGGAGCCAACATGAGCGACAAAGAATACCATGTCGTGGACGTAGACCTGACCGAAGCGGAAGAGCTCAAACCCGACGTGCACCTCGAGGTCGCCGGCGTCAAACTCGACCTGCCGAACCTCAACAACGCGGAACTGCCCATCGAACTCGTCCAGGCCATCCTCCTGGTCAAGAGCAAGCTCGCATTGTCCGAAGAGGAAATCACGGCCTGCGTGAGCACGTTCCTCGCCTACTTCCAGACGATGCAGCCGAACTTCTGGAACGTGCTGCGCAAAACCAAGCGTCCACTCCAATACCTCACCGCGACCATCAAGGCGTGGGCCGAGGAATCCGGACTGGACCCAAAAGCGTTTACCTCGCCCACCTCTGGAACAACAATCGCGCGGCACTAGCCTACGACTGGATCCGAGCGTACGGGCAGATATACAGGCCCGTACGCTTCCGGGAATGGGTTGAAGGCCAACGTCCACGAGTCGATTGGGGACTCGCATGGGCATTGACCCGCGAAATCCTCAAAGACCATACGAGCCACTCGTGGATGGCGTTGCAGAACGCCGTCTACGCGCCCGATGGAGCCGAACAGGCGGTCTGGATGTTGTCCGGACAACGCAAACGCCCATGGTTCGACCACGAGCACGACCCGCTCCGCCCGCCGACACCGACGCACAGCCTCACCCGTCGGCAGCGCGAGGACAGGGAACGGCTCAAAGCCTACTTCCACATCAACGACGACCTCTGATCCCGACCGCCATCGGAATCCCGACACACAGCAAGGAACACGATGGCAGCACAGGACATCGGCGTCGTATACGTCCACGTCGAACCATCCGGCAAAGGATTCGGCAAAAGCATCGAAGGCGACATCGGCGACGCCGTCAACAAAGCCTCCAAGAAAAGCTCCAGCACCCTCATCTCGAAGATCGGCGGGGCATTCGGCAAAATCGGCAAGGTCGGCACAGGCGCGATCGCCACCCTCGCCGGCGGCATCACCGCATTGGCCGCCAAAGGCGGCTTCACCCGCGCCCTCAACATCGAGAACGCGCAAGCCAAGCTCAAAGGCCTCGGCCACGACAGCGCGAGCGTCACCGAAATCATGAACGACGCGCTCGCCTCCGTCAAGGGCACAGCTTTCGGACTGGGTGACGCCGCCACCGTCGCGGCCAGCCTGTCAGCGTCCGGCATCAAGGAAGGCGACCAGCTCACCAAGGTCCTCAAGACCGTGGCCGACACCGCGCAGATCAGCGGCAGAAGCCTCACCGACATCGGCATGATCTTCGGTTCCGTCGCCGCCCGAGGCAAACTCCAGGGCGACGACATGCTCCAGCTCATGTCGAGCGGCATCCCCGTCCTCCAAATGCTCGGCAAGCATCTGAACAAGACCAGCGCCGAAGTGTCCGACATGGTCTCGGACGGCAAAATCGACTTCCAAACCTTCGCCGACGCCATGCAGGAAGGCCTAGGCGGAGCCGCACTATCCGCAGGCACCACATTCACCGGCGCCCTGGCCAACGTGAAAGCCGCGTTGAGCCGACTCGGAGAAACAGCCGCCACACCAGTTCTCAACGGCTTACGCGGCCTGTTCAACCAAGCCATCCCACTCATCGACACATTCACCGCAGCCGTCACGCCAACCCTGCAAAAGGTCGGCGCGGCACTCCAACAAGGCCTCGAGAACGCGATACCCGCCACACAGGCGAAACTCAAAAACCTCAGCGACACACTAGCCAACATCCCCGGTTTCCAGATGCTCGCCTCGGCGACGGCCAGCCTCAAAAGCCAACTCACTGGCCTCTGGAACGCAATCACATCACTCATAGGTGGACTCAACAATGGCGGCGAAGCCGCCACAATGTTCTCCACAACCGCCGGCGCGCTCGCGGGAGTGGTCGCTTCGGTCGCGCAGGTGTTGTCGAACGCGGCGGGATGGGCGAAGACGTTCGTCAACACGTTCATCGAGACGGGCGCGTTGCAGCCGTTCCTTGAAAGCCTGACCGGCGTCATCTCCGGATTGGGCTCGCTGGTTTCCGGATTGGCGGCCGCGGTCTCGCAGGCCTTCGGCTTCAACGACAGCGCGCGCACCGCCGGTTCCGCGGCGCAGAGCTTCGCCGGACTGTTGAACACTTTGACCGGCGTGCTCATGAAGGTGGGAGGATGGCTGCAGTCGGTCGGACAGTGGGCTCAGCAGAACGGCGCACTGGTGTCCGGCGCGTTGAAGGCCATCACCATCGCATTGCTCGCAGTCAAGGGCTGGGACATCGTCTCGGCCGGACTGAAGGGAGTGTCGACCGCGATATCGGCCGTCACGACCGGCGCGCAGACACTGACGACGGCCGCCACCGGCGTTTCCAAGACGGTCGATCTGATGATGCAATTGGGCGGTATCGTCCCGGCCTTGAAGGAGATGGCAGGCGGACTGAAGATCGTCACCGCCGCGCAGACCGCATGGTCTGCAGTCACAAAGGCGGCGACAGCCGTGCAGGTCGCGTTCACCGCGGTGATGAACGCCAACCCGTTCGGATTGTTCATCACCGCAGCTGCGGCGGCCGTGGCCGCGTTGACATGGTTTTTCACTCAGACCAAGGTCGGACAGCAGTGGTGGGCGTCGTTCACGTCGTTCCTTTCATCCGCTTGGCAGGCGACCGTCGGCAAGGTCACCTCTATCGGCCAGACCATCGTCACGTTCTTCACCTCGACGCTCCCGTCGGCCATCCAAGGCATCGGACAATGGTTCCACCAACTGCCCGGCAACATCGCCAGCTGGCTCGCCGGAGCCGCGTCGGCCGTCGCATCATGGGCCGTGAACCTCGGCCAGTCCGCATTGCAGGCAGGCCAACAGTTCCTCACGAACCTCGCCAACGCGATCATGAACCTGCCAGAGACGATCGCCTACTGGCTCGGCTACACCGTCACGTCAATCGCGCTGTACGCGGTCGCGTTCGGCGCGCAGGCACTCCAGATGGGCATGCAATTCGTGCAGAACGTCGGAACGTTCCTTACCCAACTCCCAGGGAACGTGGCCGCATGGCTCGCCTCGACCGCCGCGAGCATCGGCGCATGGGTGTCGTCCACGGCCATGCAGGCTCTACAGATGGGTACGCAGTTCCTGCAGAACGTCGGCACGTTCCTCACCCAGCTGCCCGGCAATGTGGCCAGCTGGCTCGCGGGAGCCGTAGCCTCAGCCTCGGCGTGGGTTTCCAACATGGCATCGCAGGCCATCCAGGCGGGCAGCCGGTTCCTCACGAGCGTGGGCACGTTCCTCGCCCAATTGCCGGGAAGAATCGGCTCCTGGCTGTCCGCGACGATCTCCAGCGTCGCCAACTGGGCGTCCCAGATGGGGACCAAGGCGTCGCAGGCCGGCAAGCAGTTCGTGCAGAACATCGTCAGCACCCTTTCCTCCCTGCCGGGCCGCATGCTCAGCATCGGAGCGAACATCGTCAGCGGCATCGTCAGCGGCATCCAGAGCAAGATCGGCAGCATCGCGTCGAGCCTGCTCTCCGGCGTCAACGACGCCATCTCCGCTGTCAAAAGCAAACTCGGCATCCACTCGCCGTCACGCCTCATGCGTGACGAGGTCGGCGTGATGATCGGCCGAGGCATGGCATTGGGCATCGATGATTCAGCCGCCGTGGTCAACCGGTCCATGGACTCGCTCGTCTCCTCGATGAGCCTCGACGGTACGGACTGGGCGAAGACCGGACGATTGAACGTCACCACGGCCACGCCATCGGATTCCGACAGACTATGGGAAACCGTCATCGGCAGGATGGACACGCTGATCGAAGCCGTCGAAGCGGCGACGGCCGACGACCGGCCGTTCACCCAACGTGACTTCGCAAGACTCGTAAGGAGCGTGGCATGAGAACCCTGAGCTACGTGAGCGGCGCAACAGGCGAGTCGATCGGTTTCGAAGGGCCGCTCTATGGCGAGACACTCACCGGACTGCGCGCCCGCATCTGGGATTACAGCCTCGTCTCGCGCGGCATCACGGGCATCGCACGCAAGACACGCGAGACGACCATCACCGTGAAGATCCACGATTCTCCGGAGACGCTCAACCTATTGCGCCGCCTCTCGGACGCCGACATGGCATCCGGTAACCCGGGCACGCTCGTGGCCGACGGCGAATGGGAAGCCAAAGCGTGGATCACGAAAAGCGAACCGCAATCCATCACGCCCACGATGGTCGAGACGCAGTTGACCATCGTGCTGGCCGATGGCGTGTGGCGCCGTCCGACCATGACGCATTTCACGCCGCGATACGATTCCGGAACCGCCGACCTTGACTATCCATATGATTATCCGCATGATTTCGCCGGCATGGCATTGGGTGTCGAGATCGTCAACGACACATCCATCCCGCAGCCGGTCAAGCTCACGATATTCGGACCGTGCACAAACCCGTACGTCATCATCGGAACCAACCGGTACGAGGTCGACGTGACCGTGCCATCCGGCTCGCGTCTGGAAATCGACGGCACCGGCGATGTCAGGACCGTCACCATGGTCAGCGGCACAGGTCTCGCCACAAACTGCTTCGCGCAGGCCGTGCGAGGGTCGGGCAAGGATTCCGGCCGGTACGTGTTCCAACCGCTCGCGCCCGGAACACAGCTGATCAGCTGGCCGGGAGGATTCCAATTCGACTTGACGGTCTGCGAGGAAAGGAGCGAACCGCCATGGACCTGATCGTCACCGACGCCACAGGCAAACCCGTGGCGAGCCACGCCTCATACACGCTCGACCTCGCGTTCGGTAGCGGGGAGAACGACTTCGACCTGCAGGTCGAAGACGCCGCGCTCAAGGCGGGGAGCCGCATCATGATCGACGGCACCGAGTACGGCGGCATCATCGACGACACGGATGTCGACGTGGACGGAGGCCTGTCCGCCGTCACATGGCATGGCCGCGACTGGCATGGAGTGCTCGCCTCGAAGATCATCGAACCGGACAGGAACACCGATTACCTCACCCTGTCCGGCACGATTCCCGTCATCATGCGCACGCTCGTCAGCCGTGCGGGATTGCAAGGCCTGTTCACCGTCACCGAAGAAAGCGCCGACCACAAGACCACCTGCCGGTTCGACCGGTACGTGGACCTGTACAGCGGTCTGGTCAAGATGCTCAGGGCAAGCGGACTCAAACTCCGGTTGCGTAATGACGGCGACAAGGTGGCCATGAGCGCCATGCCCGTCCGCACGATCGGCGACAGCATCGACTCGGACCTCATCGACTTCACCGCCAAACAGGCGGCGCACCCGATCAACCATCTCATCTGCCTGGGCAAGGGCGAACTCAAGGACCGTACCGTCATCCACTGGTACGCCGACGCGAACGGCACGTTCAGCCACACGCAGACCCTCAAAGGCCTTGACGAACGCACCGCCACATACGAGTTGTCCAACGCCGAAGCCGACGAGCTCGAGGACAAGGGCAGGCAGAAATTCCAGGAACTTCGGAACACCAGCACCATCGACGTGGACATTCCTGACGGCATCGACGCGGACGTTGGCGACCTGGTCACGGGTCGTGACAACAACACGGGCCTCGTCGTCACTGCCGAGATCTCCAAGAAGATCGTCAAGGTTTCGGGAGGCGTGCTCACCGTCACCTACGAATCCGGAGGCGCCAGCGCCGGCGGCAACAGCGGAGAATCCTCCATCGGGGATGGCGGACACGCCTACTACGCGGGAGCCGGCCTCAAGCTTGATAATTGGACCTTCAGCGCCGACGTGACCAGACAGGACATCGGTGCGCTTAATACGGCGTTGGCGGGCAAGCAGCCGAAAGGCGACTACATCACCGGCCTGAGAATCGGTTCGGTGGACACGCTCGCAGCAGGCGCGCAGGCCAGCGCGTCGCTTACCGGAGATGGCAGCGACAAGACCCTGAACCTGGGGCTTCCGACAGGCGGTCAGGGCGCGCAGGGGCCAAAAGGTGAGAAAGGCGATCAGGGGCCGCAAGGCGAAAAAGGCGAGAAGGGTGATACCGGGTCCAGAGGAGCGACTGGAGCGGCCGGTGAACGCGGTCCACAGGGCTTGGCAGGCCCGGAGGGGCCACAAGGTCTGCAGGGCCTGCGCGGGGAGAAGGGCGACGCTGGAGCGGCCGGTCCTACAGGGCCGCAAGGCCCCGCAGGTCCAACCGGTCTAACGGGGTCCACCGGCCCGCAAGGACCGGTCGGACCGGTTGGTCCGCAAGGCAAGCAGGGAATACAAGGAGTCCAAGGCATCCAAGGTCCGCAGGGCGAAAGAGGTGAAAAGGGCGACAGCGGCATATCCGCTCCCTCGAACGGCTTCTTCACACTCAGCATGGAAGGCGACGGTGACCTATATGTGAATTATCCGGATAATACGAGCCCACCATCGTTCACTTGGGATCCCAAGAGCGGCGACCTGTATGTGGATATACCAGAAAGGTGATTAATGACCAGGCTTCTAATCGGTAATATCAAAGGCCCCAAAGGAGACAAGGGCGATACCGGTGACACCGGGCCGCAAGGCAAGCAAGGAATGAAAGGCGATACGGGAGCCGTCGGTCCCCAAGGACCTAAGGGCGATACTGGTGACACTGGCCCACAAGGCAAGCAAGGCGTCCAGGGCGTTAAAGGCGACGTCGGCCTTCCGGCGCTCGTGATGAAAAAGATACTCGTTGGCGAATATCCGGCAGGCGCCATATTCACGGGAAACGTGAGCGAATGGTTGAACCGAACACCACTCGTCAATGAATATTCGACCGCATTGTCAGGTGGCGGAAAATACAGCATCATCTGGCAGTGCGTTTCGCAATCCGGCGGCCAGTTCCAAGGGAAGACGGTTTCCAGGCAGTCCATCATCGGAGCGCAAGGCCCTGTCGGCCCGCAGGGTCCGAAGGGTGACGTCGGCCCGCAAGGTGTGAAGGGCGATACCGGCGAGATCGGGCCTAAAGGAGCCACCGGAGCTGCCGGACCTCCCGGTCCGCAAGGTCCTGAAGGGCTGAAGGGCGACAAGGGTGACAAAGGCGATGTCGGCCCCTCCGGAGCAACAGGCCCCACCGGTCCCACTGGCTCGGTAGGTCCGACTGGTCCTGCCGGACCTACTGGAGCAACAGGCCCCACCGGGCCGCAAGGCAAGCAGGGAATACAAGGTGCGCAGGGACTGCAGGGCCCACAGGGGCCGACAGGACCGCAGGGTGCCAGCGGCGTGACGGCGCCAACTTCCGGATTCTTCACACTGCAGGTCGATCCGAACGGAGACCTGTACGCCGTGTACGCGGATACGACCACCGCGTCGGCGGCTCCCGTCTCCTACGATCCGGCGACGGGAGACCTGTACTACATGATCAATGACGGAAAGTAAGGAGCGCATATGACGAAGATTCTGCTCGGCAACGTCAAAGGCCCCAAGGGCGACACCGGACCGCAAGGCAAGCAGGGAGTGCAAGGACCGCAGGGCCCTGCCGGCGCCACTGGCGCGACCGGGGCCACCGGAGCGAAAGGAGAGGCCGGCCAACGCGGCGAGACCGGGTTGCCTGCCTTGATCATCACACGCATACTATCCGGATACTGGACGTCCGCATGCTCGGATTTTGACTGGCAGGCACTCAGTTTCAACCGTGCCCCGGTCGTAGGCGAATACTTCTTCGCCATGACCAACGGCGGCAAGAACCTGATGTACGCACAGATCACAGCCACCGGGAAAAACGTGACGTTCAAGCCAGTCTCGAACACAAGCCTCGTCGGCCCGAAGGGCGACAAGGGCGAGACGGGCATGAGCGCAAGCCAGGCGTTCATCGCCGCCCACCCCGTGGGCTCCCTTTACTGGACCACTTCCACGGCCAATCCGGGAACAACCTACGGAGGCACTTGGAAGGAATGCGGCACGACGCTTCCGGGACACATCTACCAGCGCACAGCCTGAAAGAGAAAGGAACATCAATGGCACGAACCACGAACATCACCAGATACACCTGCGACCGATGCCACGCCTCCGCATACCTCGCCGACGGTGACCCACGCACCTCCAGCGACTGGCACGACATCACCCACACCACCGTCGACGGAGTCGCACAGGGCGCGCTCGTCTGCACCGCATGCTGGCAGACGTTCAAAGCGCTGGCAGCCACGCAGGACGCCGCCTACGCCGCATACCTCAACAACACAACAGATAGGAAGGAATGACCATGACCATGAATCTCATCACCGGCAAGGCCGGCGCTCCGCACATCACATCCAGCGACCAAGGAGCCATGCAGGCCGGACTGGTCGGAAACGGCAACTACCTGCTGCAAGGCAGCGACGGCAAATTCCCCGCCGTGACCATGCAGTCAGCAAACAAAGCGCTCATCCCGGTCCTCAACCTTGTGATCGAAGGACGATACGCACGCGTCACCGCGGCGGAAACCGTCACCATCGAAAGCGGAGTCACAGGACGGAACCGCAACGACCTAATCTGCGTGAAATACACGCGAGACTCGAACAACATCGAAACGATCGCGCTCGCTGTGTTGAAGGGCACCGCCACCAGTGGCACGGCGGCTGACCCCACGGTACCGTCGGGTAGTATCCTGAACAATTCCGGCACCGTGTGGATTCCGATCGCCCGCATTCCGATCAGTGGCATCACCGCCGGAACTCCTGTCATGCTTGTCAAGCAGTTGCCTCCGATGAGCCAACTGTGGGATTCCGTAACCCAGACTTTGATTAAATCGCAGTATGGCACCGTGACCGGCGTGAAGTCTGGCAAGATCGCGCAGATTAGCATCAACTGGAAAAGCGCGAGCACTGACTCGTGGGGCAGTGGACAGTTCGGTACAATTCCGGAGGGTTGGAGGCCTGCGGTCGTCACGCATGGTACGTGGTCGGGGCGTGATGGTGGCAGCCAGCGTGATTTCATTCTGGAAACGAATGGCAATTTCCGTTATGCCAATCGTGGCGCGGGGCAGGACAGCGGCACGTTCTCCGGGACGATGACCTACATTCTCGCCTGAATAGCTTTCCGTAACCCTCCCATTTGGCAACGGCAACGGCAACAGTAATGGCGGAATATACCCAATCGGTAGAGTGTCTAACCCGAATGCGATCAAGTCCTTGAATGGCAGAGCCACACTGTCGTCCGGAACGACAGTGGCGATTCCATTCATCCACCCGTCATACCTGCAGCGTTCGGTCCAAGTATCGATTGCACCGGATGGGACGGTCAATCTGCTCGTTGGTCCTGAAATTACTGTCACAGGTGGAATCGTGGAAATCCATTTTTAATAGCATTCCGTAACCCTTGAACGGCAGATCTGGCATGGGCCATACGGCATGACGGTACATCTCGCCAAAGTCGGCATGATGGCGTTCGCTTTTGGCAACACGTTCTTCACATCCGACATCAATTCCAACGGCCTGATCGTGAATGAGACGATGGCTGCCGGTTTCCTGCCGGAAGGTGAAGGCGCGATACTGCTGGAAGGTGTGAACGAGCAGCATGGAGCCTTGTCATTCGACTCTGACGGCAAGGTCACGATCAGCGGCAGCATGAACAGCGGATACTATTTCCGCGTCTGCGGCTGCTGGCCGGTGAAATAGCATTCCGTAACCCTGTACCAGGATTCCAATTGGATCATCATGCGTAACGGCAGGATGATTTTGATCAAGTTCAGTGG